AATCTTCCTGCGCTCCTCCTGCGAAGGGATGCCGTTTTTAAAGTGGATGCTAAAGGAAGGAGCGAGGCCGTTCTTGATGTTGTTGATATGATACTTGCCGATTTCCTTGTCGAGCTCGATGTAATCAATCGACCCGATATAGTCGGGCTTGGGGTAGTAGTAAGACCCGGGAGAGAAGGGCTTCACGTACAAAATTTGCACGGGGTGCTCCCGTGAGTCCTTGGGGTCGAAAGCTCTCACGAGCTCCGGCTCGCAGCGGCTGTCGCTCCAGTCCTTCGAGTAGTAGAAGAATTGTACCTCTTCGTTCTCGTCGACCTCCCCGGAACGGATATTCTCGAAGGGACAGTGACGCACCTTGGCCACCGTCGTCCGGTCGATAGAGTACACGATTTCGAGGGCGAAGCCGCCTTGAATCTTGAGGTCTAGACACGCCTTGCGAACTTCGTCCTGAAGTCCCCACTCCTCAATTTTTAGGCGGGCGTCCAACGTACTCGCCTGCACCCCGTCGCCAAAAATCATGTAGGCGATAGAGGTACACAGGGCGTTATGCGTCGCGCTCGACTTGTAGAGGTCGATGAGGTACTGCGGGAAGAGGTTGTCGTCGCCATATTGGACGTATCCCTTATTCGAGGACACCTCCGCGTAGGAGCGTTCTTGATATTCTTGTAGTTTGAGTAGTTCCATCACTCGTAATATATCACGTTGTCGGGAATTGTAACGGCGGGGATAGTCCACGCGGGCTCGTCGGACACCTTGCACGGACCCACCTCGCAGATACCTACCACCACCTCGTCATTTGGATCAAGATTGGTGGCGGAGTTCTGCCCCCAAATCTTGTATGTGTACAGCCCGCTCTCGGTGATAAGGACCGAATTGACAGCGTCGGCATTAGTCGGCAGGTCGAACTGGGTATACCTCTCGTTGTCGTAGTCCAAGACCGGCACGGCATAGTAGGTAGCTTGCGTAGCCTCATGGGTAAGCTCTACGAGGTAGTGCGTAAATGAAGCCAGGAACTTGCGAGACTCGAAAGGAGTCACGGTGACGAGGTTGTTGGCCTTATTGGGAGAGAGGTGTATCATATCTGAATCAAAAAGGGGAGAGCCTGCGCCCTCCCCCTCCTTGTAACTATATCGGAAAAGGCTGGAATTTAGCCCACGGTTACGTTGCCTGTAACTCCGTCAGTAGCCGTAGCCCAATCGAGGAAAGGGGCTGCCGACTGCTCCTGAGCTACCACAGTAAGGGTGACACCGCGAAGGTCGCCAGCAGCTACCCCGCTCGTCACCTCCGAAGTCGTCACCTCCGCTCCGCGGATGTTACCCACTACGAAGTAGTTCCCGTTTACGTCCTTGACGACTACCACGAGGCGACCCTTGGCCAAGTTCAAGAGCTCGACCTGATCGGTGCCGTCCAAGCCGGGCAGGACCAGAGTGAGGGTCTGCTCGAAGAAGATAGTACGATTTTCGGTCGAGGCGTTGATGGTCTGCGTCAACGAGCTCACATTGCGTGAGGTGTCGTATCCGTAGATAGTCAGAGCCGCCGTAGCGTCGTCGATTACGCCGTCCGTTGTCCCGCCTGGAGTCTCCCAGATACCCGAGGAGAACTCACCAAAGTAGACCTTTTCGATACCGCCAAATACGTCGCGGCATTCGAGGTCACGCTGTGAAATTGTGATACTTCCGCAAGGCATTAGACGAAGGCGTTAAAGGTGGCACCAGAAATAGAAGGGACGAAGGCCGCAGAGGTGTTACCCTCTGGAGTCATAGTAGCTTCCTCTGCCGTAATTTCGAGGGTCATACCTGAGAGGTCGCCCGTAGCCGTACCCGTCGTAACGGTTCCGCCTGCGAGCTCGCATCCGCGGGTGTGTCCCATAATCCAGAAGTCTCCGTTGACGTCCATAACGACGACCGCCAAACGCCCGTATCCGAGCTCTTGGAGGTTTACGATGTCGTTGCTGGTGAGCTTAGGAAGGACCAACGTCAGCGTCTGGGTATAAAACATAGTTCCGTTCTCGACGGACCCTGTACCCGACTGCGTCAGGGAAGAAGCATTTTTGGTTGTGGCAAAAGGTTCGAGGGACACCGTCAACGAACCAGAGGTCGCGCTGATGATGCCCGTCGTAGAATTGGGACTAGCCCAGAGTCCTTCTTGCCATTCCGCGATATACACACGCTCGATACCCCCGAGGGCGTCGCGGCATGGAAGGTCGCGTCCTGTAAGAGTTAGGCTACAAGCCATGAGGAAGGGGGTTTGTGAGATTAGGGGGAGCCCAAGGCCCCCCCGTCACTCGGATGAATCATCAGGGAGCGTCGTAACGCCAGACAGCGTACGAGTTGTGGTCGGCCACTTGAGTACCGCCATCAAACAACATCGCGATGCGCGTAACGGCGTCGCCTGTCGTGCCCGTCAAGTCGAGGAAGCGTGCCTCGATGTGGTCGGTCAAGAGGTTCGTTCCGAAGAAGAAGTTCTCCGTCTTACCAATCAAGAGCGTCTGGTTCGGGAAGCCCGCAGGCGTAACGATGTCGTAACCAGCGTACTTGGCCACCAAGCCGTCGTTCAAGAAAGGCAGTTGGTAGGTAGCCGCCAACGCTTGGTAGTAGAACTGCGCTGACTGACGCGACATGAAGATCTTTGTGTCGGGGTCGCCCACGATAGCGTCGGGAGCACCTTCGGCACCGGAGGTCAAAACGGCCAAGGCCGCCAAGATGTTAGAAGCAGACAGGGCCGTCGTGCTCACCGTCTCGCGGTCGGGCGAGGCGTCTACGATGTGGTGCAAGATGCCGTCGAAGTTGCTCACCACAGCGGCGGCAGTTCCATCGACGGAGTAGTTACCCTGCCAGATGTTTTGCTCGATGTTGGCGGCAGCGCGTGCAGCAACATAGGCACCGAGGTACTGCTCGTAGTCGCCAGGAGCTCCAGCGTAGTTGCCACGCATCTGCTCGGCTGCCCACGACTGAGCCAACTCAAAGTTGCAGATTTGCTCGTTAATTTGCAACTGCGTTGTCACCAACTGCACGTCGGCAATGGTGAGCTCGCTGCCAGCCTCGGTAGGGTTGAAGGTGCAAGAGCGAGCCTGCACAGCACTACCCGTGAGCTTGGTGAGGTTAGCCTTGTAACGGACGTTATCAAGGACGGTGACGTAGCCATTGGCGAGGGTGTCCGCGCTCAAGATGGCTGGAGCTACGAAAGGAAGGGCTTGCTTCCCTGCGTAGTTCGAGGAGATAGTAACGTTTTCTGCTGCCATAATTTAGGCGTTGAAATGATTTGCGAGAGCACGGACGCGCTCTTCGGTTGTAAGATTCTTGAGATTCAAAGGCTCGCGCTTGGCCGTGGGTGCCTTGTGCTTCAAACCACCCTCGGCGGCTTGCTTTTTGATAGCTTCGAGCTCCGCCTTAACTGCGGCCAACTCGACAGAGATAGGGTCTTCTTTGGACAGCTCCTCGGCTTCTGGCTCTTGTGGCTCTTCCGCCTGTTCTGCTTCTTTGCTCATCTCCTCCTCTTTGGGAGCGAGCGATTCGAGGGCGGCAGCGATCATAGCTTCAACCTCCGACTTCGTCACGTACATCACCTCTTCTTTTTCCTCTTCTGCGGCTTCGACCTCTTCAGAGGCTTCGACCTCTTCGGCTGGAGATTCAGCACCAGAAACGGAGGTGACGACACCGCCCTCACCGACGGTAATCATACCGCCATCGGCCAAGGTGTACTCGCCAGGAGGCAAAGCGATATTTTCGCCTTCGTCGTTGATGATGTAAGCCTCGACCCCTTCAGCGAAAGAATCGGCATCGGTGTAGATAACCGTTCCGTTGTCGAGGGTGGCTTCGGCCAAGTCCGTCTTGGTCTCTTTGTTTTCAAGCTCCACGTTATCGGTAACCGTCAGGTTTACGTTGAAGCGATTAAAGACCTCTTGGACACGTTCTGCAATATTCATGGAGTCCTTTTTTTCAATGAGTATATAAAAGCTTTAATCCTCAAGTTGTTGAGTTAATTCTTTCTCGATAGCGTCCCACGCGTCAGATTCAAGGCGTGCGTCGTTGATAGCCCGCACCACCTCGTGGAGCATCTCGTCTTCCGAGTTCTTCTTCATCTTGTCCGCGAAGTATCCCTCAATGGAGAAGCCCTTGACCTTGCCTTCCTTCACCCACTCTTGCCAGATAGCTTCGTTGTCGACCTTGACGGCTACCATCCACGTACCTACGGGAACGTCCAACCCGTACACGGCGGACTTGTCCTTCTGCTTGTCTTCTACCATCCACGACTCTACCACGGTGAGGCCGTTGATAGTGTGCTCGTGTTCGAGGGTGTGGTTGGCTTGGTTGCCGTGCTTCAGGTACAACTCTGCCGCACGACGTACCGTGCTCTTCGAGAAGTACACGTAGAACTCGTCTTCTCCGTTACGGCGGTAGATAGGCTTGTCAGGTACGAGGGCGGGTCCGATAAGGATACGCTTGTCGGTGTCGGCTTCGGCAAATTGCACCTTGGCCTCTTTTAAGGCGATGAAGTCGAGCTCGATGGCTGGACGATCTACGAGGGAGATAGCGTCGATGCCGTACAGCTCGGCCTCCTCGTCGATGATTAGTTCTACGATTCTCATAACGTTGCTTGGTCTTGGATTTTTTTGTTTGCTTGTTGGGCGTTGGTGACGTTTTCGCTGATTACGTACGTCTCGATGACTTGTTGTTCTGACCCTGCGCCCAAGAATCCGAGGTCGAGGACGGGAGCCGAGGGCGTTTGTTGGGCAGCTTGGGCGGCTTGTCCAGCTGTACCCGCACCCGAGTAGGAAGACCCACCACCTCCACCTCCGGCGGATTGGTATTGCTGGCTCTGAATCTGCTTTACGTTGGCCAGACCTGCGGCGGTAGCGGCGGCGGCAGCAGCAGTACCCAAGGCGGGACCTACGACGGGGATGCCTGCGAGCGATTTAAAGGCCTGTACCGCGCTCTCATAAGTCGAGATGAGGGTTTGTGCCGACTGAATATTTTTAGAACGTTCAAAGGCTTTCTTCTGTTGTTCTTCGGTGTCACCTGCAAACGCATTGTTCAGCGCAAGAAGGGCGTTGAGCGTCTGGTCTCGGACATCCTTCTTTACCTGCTCAATCTTCTTCTCTTGCTCTGCCAATCTCTCGGCGCGTGCAAGGTCCTCGGCGGCGGCTTCGTCTTTGGCCTTGGCTTCTTGGTCAAGGTACTTCTGATTAATGGCTGCAAGGTCTGCGTTGAGTTGCTCCGTAGCAGCTTTGATAAGCCCCTCGTCGTCGCCTGCGATGGCGATTCTCTCGTCATACTTCTGCATGAGGGCCAGCTCCTCACGTTCACGTGCCGAGAGGGTCAAGGCATAGAGCTCGTCCTCCAGTTTTTGACGTGCAGCTATTTCGTCCTCTGCGGCTTTCTGCGCTTCCTCGGCAGCCTTCTGTGCGGCGGCCTGTTCCGTCTTGGCCCGCGCCTCACGTTGCAGGATAAGAGACTGTCTTTCTCCTTCGAGTCGCTTCTGGGTACGAAGCGAGCGCGTCTCCAAGTCGATGACGGCGGCCTGTGCTTCGGCTACGGCCTGAATAGTAGCCTCGTCGCTTTTGGCCAGCTCTGCCTTACGCTCCAAGATGCGGGCACGCTCACGGGCGAACTCCAATTCCTGGGCGATGGTTTCTTGCTCGGCTTGGATAGCGTTGTCGAGTGCCGCGATCCTGTCCTCGTAGGCCAATTTTTCGTCCTCTACGAGAAGGCGGTTTTCTGCGATGAGTTTGTTGGTCTCGGCACGTACCGAGAGGAACTCCCGCTCGGCCACCTTGAGGTCGTTTTCTTGACGTGCGAGCTCGGCGGCAGCAGCAGCCGCGTTAGCTATCTCGGCGGCGTAGTCAGCGGCGGCCTTGGTGCCCTGTTCGAGGGTCTCCGTCACGGAGTCCACCCCGAGCACGATTTTGCCCGTCGCGTCGGCGGCTGTCTTGGCGGCCTCTTGGAAGTCGCCCGAGAAGACCTGCGAGATAGCCTTCCCGATAGAAGGCAAAAACTCCAACAAACCTTCGAGGCGGTTGGTGATATTCTCACGCAGGGCCGCGGCAAAGTCGAGGAGGGCTTGCTTGGGGTTAGAGAAGGCGTTAAAAATAGCCTCCCCGACGTTGATAAGGATGTCGCGGAGCTTCTCCATAACGGTCCCCAGCGTCGCCGTAATAACGCGCAGGCGTTGGGCACCTTCTTCGGTGTCTTTGAAGTACGAGACGAGCCCAGCAATAGCCGTAATAAGGAGGCCTATCCCCGTGGCGGCGAGAGCCACGCGGAAAGACTTGAGGCCTGCGATGCCGCTCTTAAGTCCACCCGCGAAATTCTTAAACCCGGAGACGGCCCCGCCCGTCATCTTGTCGAGCTGACCCGTAAGGCCTGCGGTAGCCTGCGACGTCTTTTGTACGCCCTGCTCTACCTTGCCGATATTCTTCTCTACGCCTGACGTGTCGGCGTTGAAGGTTAGGATGACCTCTTGATTTACAGCCATGACAAGAGATTACGAAGGACGACAAAGCACACCCCAAAGAAGGCCGCCAAATACGTGACGGCCAGAAAGTAGTCGAGAGGTACAAGCCACCACGGAAGGGGGGCCTTGACCTTGTAAGCCTGTAAGAGGTCGATTCCTCTCATGATATGCTTCGGGTCTTTCATTGGGGTTGTATTGCTTGGTTTTTGGGTTTGCAGACGTTCAAAGGCGTGACCCCTCCGATAGGTGACGAGTTAGGTACCCACCTATACCCGTAGCGGGTGCAGCACTCCTCCGACCCAAAGTCGGGGGAAGCGATGGTAGACCCATTAAAGAAGATGACGTTGGGCTTGGCGTCGTAGCTGGTAGGGGTATCGGCGCAGTCGGTACTTGCCGGCAGGACCTTCATAAGCCGCACCTTCGCGGTGCCGTTGCCGTTGAGGTCGGTATTGACGCTCAGGACCCTC